GAGCCGGAATACCAACACGGATGTCGTCCCCCTGACGCGCGACATGATGCGCGAAATCCTTCGGGAGTTGGGCGTGGTCGCGCAGCGAGGGCGCTGGGGGACGAAGGGCCTCACGCTGAGCCGTGTTCGACAGCTCTGCCGGGTGCGCAAGGGCTCGTGGGTCTCTCGCCAGAAGTTCGCCGCCTTCTGCCAAGAGACGGGCTATGACGGCGAGCACGCATAACTAGCGACGAGCGATCTTCGCTGGACGAAGTATGCCGGGCAGGAGGATCTCGGACCGCTTCCGGTGTATGACCTCTGCGTCCCCGGCACGGAGAATTTCGTCGCACAGAACCTCGTCGTCCACAACACCAAGTTGTCGGTCATCGGCGCGCTCTGGCGCACTCTGCAGTTCAAGGACACGTTGACGGTCGTCACCGCGCCGACCATGGTCCAGGCCCAGAGCGTCTGGCTCCGCGAGTGTCGCGAGAAGGTCGCCGGGGCGATCCCGGAGTTGCGCCGGTTCATCGCGGTCAGCAAGACGACGGTCCGCGTCGCCGGCCGCGAGAACTGGGGCATCAACCTCCGCACAGCGACCAAGACCGAGAACGCACAGGGTATCCACCAGAACAACCTCACGGTCATCTGCGAGGAGGCCTCGGGCATCTCGCGCGAGATCATCGAGCAGTTTGAGGGCACGCTCACGAACGAGAACGCGATGTTCTTGATGATCGGCAACCCCAACACCCGCGACTGCGCGTTCTTCGACTGCTTCAACCGCTTCCGCAACATCTGGGAGTGCGTCACGCTCAACACCGAGGACTCGACCAAGATCCTTGTCGACCGTGACGGGCGCATGGAGCCGATGGTCTCGCCGGAGAACATCAGCTACCTCGCGATGAAGTATGGCGTCGACAGCGACGTCTACCGAGTCCGCGTCCTCGGCGAGTTCCCGTTGCAGGACCCGAACTGCGTGATCTCGAGCGAGGACGTCGAAAAGTGCCTGATCGGCGAGCATAACCGTGAGCTGTTCTACGCGCTCGCCCGCGCGAACCGCTTCGGCGGCAACGCCCCCGCGAAGCAGTTCGGGATCGACTTCGCCCGCTTCGGTTCGGATGAGTCGGTCGTCTATCGCCGCTCCGGCCTCGCCGTGGTCGAGTGGCAGCGCTACGTCAAGCAGGAGCCGGCGAACGTCGTGCGGTCAGCCTTCCGCATGCAGGCCGAGGCGTTCTGGAAGGACGAGCAGGCCTGGTTTGTCGCCGACGCGGGCGGTATGGGCCAGGGCGTGATGTTCATGTTCCACGAGGCCAACAAGAACTTGCAGGAGTTTCACTTCAACGGCCGCGGCGATCAGGAGTTCGACAACAAGATCACCAAGGCTTGGTTCCACCTCGCCGACCTCTTCAAGAGTCGGCGCATCCTCGTGCCGGAAGACTCCATGCTGATCCGCCAGCTCAGCACCCGCCAATACCACACCACCAAGAAGGGCAAGCTGATCCTCGAACCCAAGGACCAATACGTGAAGCGCCAGGGCGACGGCTCCTCGCCGGACCGCGCCGACGCGCTCGCGATGTGCTACTGGGACGACGTCGAGGCGACCGTGCAGGCCGCCCAGCGCGAAGCGTCCGAGGCGCCGGGGATCCGAGTCAGCGTGCGAGGTATCCAGTGAAGTGCCCGAAGTGCCTCGGCCGTGCTCGCGTGCGAAACAGCTACTCGGTCAACGAGGGCGGCACGCAGTCCGTGGAGTGCCTGGCCTGCGACAAGGTGTTCACCTACGTAACGATCTGCCTAGGGGAGTCGACCCGCGGCAAGGGCGCCTACGCGGTGGCCAAGCGGTGGGAGAAGGGCGAGAGGCCCGTCGAGCCCCCTACAGAGTGATCCGGGCGATGTCGGTCTCTAGGACCAGCAAGCCCTTGAGTTGCTTCTCGGCGTGCTTGGCGAAGCGGCGCGCGGTCTCGAAGCGGGCGTTCGCCTCGAAGCGCTTCATGTGCGCTCCCGTAAAGAAGTAGCTCGGCGCCAGCGGGCGCGGCTGGAACTTCGTCACGACCATGAAAGGCTTCAAGCCCCGGGCGCGGCGCTGGGCGTTGCGCCGCAGGCCGTGCTGGAAGGCGCCCGGGAACTCGTCCAGTCGGCGAATCTCTCGAGCCCGGCGGGGGTAGCCGCCGCGGAGGCGTGGATCGTCCTTCGGGTTCGTGAACCAGACGAGGTAAGTCGTTCGGCGCGGGCCGAACCCACGCGTGCGGCCGTCGTGGATGTAGACCGCCCAGTAGTGCGGGATGTAGAGCCCGCCCTTGTCGGTGCCCTCGAACAGCACGTCGAGCGAGCTGCGCAGCGCGCGGGAAGGCACGTGCGGCTTGGCGACCCTCTTCGCCTGGAAGCTGAGGTCTTTCAGCAGACGCTTGATGAAGGCCTGGTCGCGGCGAAACGCGGCGGCGCTCACTAGTCCTTGACCCCGCCCTGCAGATCACGCCCTTCGGCCTGCGCCTCTGGCAGAGTGCTCCGCATCCGACCCACGGTGTCTGCCATGCCGACGTTGATCGCGTCGAGGATCGTGACGAGCCCGCCCTTCTTCTCGCGCTGGCCGGTCTGCTCGTTCTTCTCGTAGCGGCCGAGGAAGTTCTCGCGCGAGAGCCCGAGCCCGCCGTTGAGAGCGGCGTTGCCCAGCGTGTTGGCGAGCGTCTTCTCGAACTGCATCTGGGCTTGGCCGATCACGAGCGCCTGGAACGCCATCAGCGCGTTCGGCAGCTCGTTGTTGGCGCCCAGCTTGCCGGGGATCTGAATGCCCGCGAGCAGCGGCGGGACGCCGTGCGCCGAGACGATGTCCAGCGCCAGGGGCTCGGCCACGTCGCCGAACGTCGTCGCCTCGCTGTTGCCGCCCTCGCTCGCCAGCTTGACGAGCTCGGCCTTGAGTTCCGGGTTGTCGAGATTCACGGCGCCCGACTTGAAGCCGTTGCCCAGGCCGACGTTGCTCTTGAGCATGTCCGTGACCACCTTCCAGTCCTCCTTCTTTACGCGACCGCCGGTCACGAAGAGGATGAACTCCGGCACGCCTCGGTTCTGGAAGTAGTCGAACGTGTGTTGGTGGAGCATTTGCACGACCTCCATCGAGACCGTGGCGCTGATCCACGGCGGCACCGAATACCAGCGCGAGAGCGACGACGGCATCCGGAACCGAATTAGCTCGTGGATCCTCCCGCCCTCCGACTGGACGACCATCCCCGAGGCGAGGATCTCCTTCTGCCGGTCCTTGTCCGCGATCATGAAGTCGCCGAAGCGCGCGAAGGGCACCTGCTGCCCGCCCTCCACCAACGACTGCATCGTGTAGTGCACGTTGCGGCGGCGGGCGTCCTCCACGATCAGCTTCACGTCGGCCGCGGGCGCGTGGTGCAGACCCACAATCGGCCCGCGCAGATCCGCGCCCCGGCGCACGACCTCCAAGTAGCCGACGCCGAGCATGTGGTAGTCCATCGACGCGTCTGAGAGCGTCTCCCAGAACGACACGTCGCAGAGCGGGTCGAGGATCTCGCCCACCTTCGGGTCGGACCAGCCCAGGCCCACGTGGCTCGCCTTCTTGGCCTCGAGACAACGGGAGTGGTGGATGTTCTGCGTGGTGAGGTTCATGGCCATCCGCATGTCGAACGGATGCGCCTTCATGCCCGGCGACACGCCCTGCGCGCTGACCCCCGTCTCGTCGCCGGCCGCCTTGAACAGCATCTTCAGGAGGCTCTCGCCGGCCTCCTTCCTCGCCGGGTAGAGGTCGACAGAGGCTCGTTGGAAGGAGGCAGTTTGGATCTCGTCGTCGTGGCTCACGGCAGGGGCCTTTTTCTATATGTAGAAAAACAAAGGACTTGCTGGCAGGATTGTCGTTACGCGTTAATATAACACCTCAACAGAAACCCGCCAGACCCTTTCCGAGACAACCCCCATGCTCAAGCGCCGAATCAAGCAAGCCAGCGTCGAGTTCCTGAGCCTGTGCCCCCGGGGCAAGAACCGGATGCCCGTCGTCTACAAGTCCGACGACATGGTCGAGGTTCAGACGCTCAGCAAGTTCGACGACGACCGCGGCGAACTGCTCGCGGTGGCTTGGGCGCCCGAGATCCGGGACGTGGTCGGAGACATCGCGGACCGCGACGTCACCAAGGCGATGTGCCACAGCTTCGCCCGCAACGGCATGAACCTCGACATCCGGCACGACGGCAAGGCGGTCGGCAAGGACCGCGCCTACGTCGCCGAGAACTTCACCGTCCAGAAGGGCGACGAGCGCTTCGCCGACTGGAAGGACTACCAGGGCAACCCGGTCGACGTGACCGGCGCCTGGGCGGTCCTCGTGAAGATCGATGACGCCGACCTTCGCGCCAACTACCGCAACGGCGGCTGGGAGGGCGTCTCGTTCTTCGGCCGCTGCGCCCTCGAGATGGAGAAGTCCGAGGACAGCGCGAGCCAGAGCCCATACGCCGCAGCCATGCGGCTGCCCAAGACGACCAGCACTCCCCCGGAGGACACCGACATGCCCCTCAGCGACACCGACCTCAGCAAGATCCAGGACATGATCCAGAAGGCCGTCGCGCCCGAGCCCAAGGCGGCGGCTGACGAGCCCGAGCTGCCGGACCCGACCGACCCCGTCGCGGTCGAGAAGCACCTCAAGAAGATCCGCGTCGCCAAGGCGGCGGCCTCGGTCGACTGGAACGACCCCGAGGCGGTCGAGAAGCACCTCGCCAGCATCAAGGGCGAGACCGCGTCGAAGGAAGACGAAGGCGAGGACACCGAGGCGCTCAAGAAGCAGATCAGCGAGCTGGAGATCCGGCTGCAGAAGGCCCAGAACGTCTCGAACGTCCCCGACAGCGCGGGCGACGCCGCCGTGCAGAAGCACAACGACCTTCGCGCCGTCGGCAAGCGCATGGCCTCCTACGGCTACGGGTCCAAGAACTAGGCCCTTCCCCGAGCACCATCGCACGAGCTACTGCCCAGCACCCAAACACTCAGAAGGAACTGACCCATGGCGATTCAGCCCACCAACCTCCGCACCACCACCTCCGTCGCCGCCGAGCTGCGGTTCTACCCCGACCCGGACGGGATCGTCGGCGGCCTCGTCTTCGTCCCGGTGGCCGAGGCCCCGATCCTGGCGCAGCTCACCCCGCTCGCCTACGACACGAGCCTCGCCGGCTACGTCCCCTGGGAGGACGGCGGCTCGAACGGTCGCGGCGACGTCCGCGGCTTCGTCTCGGAGAAGGACGGTCAGCAGACCCACGCGACCAACGAGACCCTGGGCAACGTGATGATCCGGGGCAAGGTCCACTACGACGACATCCCGGCCGCCTACAAGGGCGCCGCGCTCCAGGCCGCCCTGCGGAACCCGAGCACCCGCAGCAACGGCCTGCTGATCGAAGGCCTCACCGACGTCCGCTACGGTCCCGACGAGGACTAAGCCCTAGCGGCTTCGTCCTGACGACAACCCCTGAGCCGTAACACGTCACTGCCACAGAACAACGGAGACATCACGTCATGCCCGCACTCGACCAACTGACCTACACCGCGTTGACCGCCGCGATCAACGAGATGAAGTCCCCCAACCAGTTCCTTCGGCGGCGCCTCTTCTCGCGGCACGAGGCGAAGCACACCGAGCACATCGAGCTGTCGCTGCTGACCCGCAGCCGCAAGATCGCGCCCTTCGTCAAGAAGAACGCGGCGGCGGTCATGGTCACCGGGCACGGCCGCGAGTTCCAGAACATCGAGCCGACCAACATCCGGATCAAGCGGCCGTTCACGCCGAGCGAGTTGCTGTTCGGCCGGCGCCCCGGCGGCGTGATCTTCGCCACCCCGCAGGAGCAGTCGCAGGCGGTCGACCAGCACATCGCCACCGACCTCCAGGGCATGGCCGACGACATCGTCAACGCCGAGGAGTGGCTCGCCGCCATGGCGATCCGCGGGTCGATCTCCTACGAGGCCGAGGGCGGTGACGCGTGGACCATCGACTTCTCGAAGCCGAGCGCCCACATCATCGTGCTGACCGGCAGCCGCCTCTGGGACACCGCTGACGCGACCCTCGTCCAGATCGAGGAGGACGTCATCACGGCGCAGCGCCTCGTGAACGACGAGCACGGCCTGAACATCACGGACTGCGTGCTGGGCCAGGAGGCGAGCACCCAGTTCCGTCGCGTGCTCAAGGCCAACAAGATGCTGGACATGCTGCACGTCAACGTCGGCGGCACGCTCGACCTCCAGCGGCAGTTCACCGAGGACGGCGTCCTCTTCCTCGGCCGCCTGTTCGGGATCGACTGGTGGGAGTATTCGCGCAGCGCCGACCTCAACGGCGTCAGCACTCCCATGGTCCGCAGCAAGTATGCCGAGTTCCTCTCGGTCACGCCCGCGGCCCAGAACGTCCTCTACTACGGCGCCGTCGCGGACATCAAGACCCTGCGCGGTCAGCGGATCGTCACCGAGCGGTTCTCGAAGTCGTGGGAGCAGGAAGACCCCAGCGTCATGTGGGCGCTGGCGTCGTCGCGCCCGCTCCCGGTCACCCGCCGCCCCGGCTCGACCGTCTCCATGAAGGTCGTCAGCGGCAGCTAAGCCGCCGCTGATCGACCTCGAGACTCCAACCCCTAGCCCCTCAAACACCACCACCCACCGGAGCATTCGCCATGAACACGAAGCGCACCCAGAACCCCCTCAACGTCATCGTCACCATGCTGCTGATCCTCGCGGTCGGCGCCCTGTTCGCGTTCTTCGACCGTGCGAACGCCGCGCCCGCCCAGCAGGACTCCTTCAACGTCCTCGCCGCGACGCCCGCGCTGTCGCACGACGCTGTCTCGGCGGTCGACACCTCGACCGCGGGCAGCGAACCGCTCGACGGCCGGATCACCCACGGCAACCCGAAGGTCACCGCCGACGTCTCCATGACCGACGACGGCGGCACCGTCACCCTCGCCATCTACCTCTGGCGCGATAAGGGCGATGGCACTTGGGACTTCCTCGGCCAGCAGCAGACCGCCCTGACGTGCGACGACCACAACGAGGACGACGGCTATCGCCCCGCGACCCCTCCCGAGTGGTCGACCCGTGGCGCGACGCACTACGAGGTGCGCGTGATCGCCTACAGCAACCCGGGCGTCGCGGGCCTGACCGTTCGTCCCTGGAGCTTCGGCGCCAGGAGCCAGTAGGCCCTCCTCCAACCCCTGCCAGCAAAACAACCCCTAACCGACCAGGACCAACCCATGAAGAAGCAACGCTACAAGGCCCGCACGACCATCGTTCACGACAAGGTCGGCGCGATCAAGCCGGGCAACTTCGTCACCCCCGACATGTTCGGCAAGGACGACTGGAACGGCCTCATCAAGCGCCGGGACGTGATCGCCTGCGGCGCCGCCTACCAGGACTACGAGCCGACCGAGAAGGCGGCCGTCGTCAAGAGCGTCGAGGACGAGGAGACCGGCATCAGCCGCCCCGTCGTGGAGGCGGTGGACGAGGTCGTCCCCTACGCCCCGGGCAAGTGGAACTTCGACCCGGAGGCCCTCAAGGACAAGTCGCTCGAAGACCTCAACCTCTTGATCCAGGAGCACGACGACAACGTCGCGCCCCAGATCACGGTCGAGGCCGCCATCGCCAAGCTGTCCTCGGACTTCGTCGGCTAAGCCATGCCCGTTGCTCCCCTGTTCGTTGCGGATATGGCGACCCTGCAGGCTCGCCTGCGGCTGTCCGGCCTCGCGGCCAGCGACGGCGTGGCTCAGCTCGAGTCCGTCGTCCTGGACGTGCGCCAGCAGTTCTACCGCCGCCTGGGGAGCGGGCTCATCGCCACCATCCTGGCCACCTCGGCCGTCGATGCTCCTACGACGACCGCCGAGCTGCGCCGGACCCTCGCCGACTCGGTCGAGGAGAAGTGGGTCTTGGCCGAGTTGCGCCGCCGCATGCCCGTCGTCTTCCTCGACGGCGGGGTCGGTCTGCACCAGAACTGGCAGGACACGGGCGCCTTCCACACGGGCCAGAACGAGCGAGAGATCGACCGGCTGATCGCCGAGGTCGAGGAGGGCATCAACCGCCTCACGGGTGAGATCGAAGACGACGAGGGCGGCGTGAACGCTGCGGCTATCGGCCCCACCGTCGCACAGGACTTGCCCGGCGCCACCCTGTTCCCGGGGCTGCGGCGCAACCCGAACAAGTGGGTGCTGCCATGACCTACCGAAGCGAGGTGCAGACACGCTTGCGCTCGCTCGCCATGGCGGGCCCCTTCTACGAGGTCACCTACGACCCGAGCACGAAGGTGCCGAGCGTAGGAAGCACCCACATCGCCCCCTCCTCGGCGGTGACCGACGAGATCAGCTCGAACTGGGCCCCGGCCCGGCGCAACCGAAGGGACTTCGCCCTCGACCGCGAGGGCTGGACCTTCCTGCTCAAGCTGGAGTTCCAGCGGGGTGTCTCGGCGGAAGCGTTCGAGGAGGCGGTCGCCAGCTCGCCGCCCGTGATCGTGCGCGACGCGGCGTCGGGTCGGCCCAAGCAGCTCACGCTCATCCTGCTCGACGCGAAGTATGAGCACCCCCTCCAGCAACAGCCCAACAGGGGCTCGCAGATCGACTACACGTTTGAGGCTCGGCTGAGCCCGGCCTAAGGAGTAAGACATGCCCGGCTTGAACAAGACTGGTCTCGCCAACACCAGCGACTACAACCTCGGCCGCGGGAAGCTGTATCTCGCGACCCTCACGAACGGCATCCCCGGGCCGTATCGTGACCTCGGCAACTGCCCGGAGTTCAACGTCAGCCTCGAGAACGAGCGCCTGGACCACCAGTCGTCTCGCAGCGGTCTGCGCGTGACCGACAAGTCGGTCGTCGTCTCCCAGACCGTGAACATCAACTTCACGCTGGATGAGCTGAACTTCCAGAACCTCGCGCTGTTCTTCTCCGGCGAGTCGGCCGACGAGGCCATCACCAACCCGGCCATCGCAGGCGTCACGGAGCGGGAGTTGGTCGCCAGCGCGCCCGACTTCACCGACTTCGACGGCCCGCGCTGGTATGACCTCAAGAACGCCAGCGGCGTCCGGTGCTACGACATCGCGACCGCCAACCTCACGCTGGCCAGCGACACCGCGGGCGCCGACAACACGCTGGTCGAGGGCACCGACTACGCCGTGGACGAGAAGAACGGCCGGGTCATGTTCCTCTCGACTACGACGCTGATCGATGAGGGCGACGACATCACGTTCACGCTGGCCGCCGACGCGGGCGCGGTGAACCCCGACGAGGTCCGCGCCCTGACCCAGACCACCGTCACCGCCGCGCTCAAGTTCATCTCGGAGAACCCCGCGAACAACGACGCGCAGACCGAATACCAGTTCCACCAGGTCCAGCTCTCGGCTGAGGGCGATCTGGCGCTGATCGGCGACGAATACAGCACCATGGGCTTCACCGCCGTCGCCGAGTCGAACGAGACCGCCGACGCGAACAGCCCGACGCTGACGATCCGGCAGCACGCCAACTAA